CCCAAGTCCCACCACATGAATGCTTGAAGGCCCTGCAAGCAGGCTCCAAGGATGGTGACGCTATCCATCGACATCGCGCCCAAAAAGAGCGGTGCCCGGCATCAATGTTTCACATAAAGCAGTGCTCAAACCAATCTCACGGAGTAGAGAAACCAAGTTGCGGCGCTAACCCGCAACAACATTGATGACGCGACTTTAACATAGATTTTCCCCTCGGCGGCGGCACCTTGCGAGCACCGCCGCCGACACCGCCATGCGAAACTACCCAGAGGGCTGGCAGCTGCGCTATCCGGTTGCTTGCTGCACGCCGTTACCGACGCCAGACCCGGACCGGAGCCGGGCAAAATATCCCTGCGGCTTCGCCCCCGCAGGCACCGACAAGCTCTCGGGCTTACTTGGGCTTTTTCACAACAGGGTCTTGCAGCGCCAATTGCTCGGCGCGCGCTTCCGGCGGGATACCCACGTACCGTTTGCGACCGGTGGCATCAGCCACAATCAATCCATCCTCACCTTCTTCGAGCACGGTGTAGCGCTGAGGCGCGCGCTTTTTGTGCCCGACAAGATGCTCCCACTTGATCTTGTGGTGCTTGCCTTCGTGCTCCACGGTGCAGCCATGCCGACCGGCGGCTACGACCTTCCCCGAGCAGGGTTGCCCCGATTTGTGGAAGTAGACCTCGTCGCCGCAATTGGCCGACGTCGGTCGCCCCTCCGCTGGCTTTGCGGGTTTCGGCTGGGCGATCATGGCAGCACGGTGAAGACAGGCAGGCCGAACGACTTCTGCATTTCCGGCCCATTGTCATCCGCCGCGCCGGGGTCTTCCTCGCGGGCGTTGCCCGGGTCCGCGCCATCTTGGGGCTCATTGTCGGCGCCGGGAGGACCACCGGCACCGGGGTCGCCGTAGTCTTCCTGCTGGGCCTGATTCTCGGCCTGCCAAACGCCGATCAGGGCCGGGTTCAGGGGTGCGTTACCCCAATCGCCCTTGACCTCTTCCATGCCCTGAGCCTTGCGGGCTTCATTCAGGGTGAGAATGGTCTTGTCCTTCTCCCAGCGGTCCTTCGGGTCTTCCTCGTCGAGGCCGGTCCACCGGAACACGTACTTGTCGCCGAACTCGGCCACGATGTAGTCCGAGAACACGTCCTCGAAGTGCGACAGCAAGGGGCGAAGGCCCTTGTCCTTCGAGTTGACCAGCTTCTCCTCGGTGTCAGAGCCGGACAGGCTCGACGTTCCAGCGGTGAACGACTCGAAGTTGATCTCGTCCGGGGCGATGCCGTAGATCGCACAGATGATCGACGTGAGGAACGTCATCCACTTGGCGAACATGATCTCGTTGACCTCGACGCCGAAGTTTTCAAACGACGCCTTCGATTCCTGATTCTTGGACACCATCACGGGCAGAGCCCACGCGTTGTTGATGCCCTTCACCATCGAGTTCCAATACCGCTTGAACTGCGCCATGTCCTGCTCGCCGTAGTCGCCAGACAGGTGCAGCAAGCCCTTGGGGATGGAGTTCGAGTCGAAATACTTGGTGTTGTAGGTGAACGCGTTCAGGAAGCCGGTGACAACGCGCACCAGAAGCTCCGTCTCGGACATGCCATACCCACCCACCAGCACGTCGGTGCGCGGGTTGCGCGGGACGTAAATCAGGTCGTCGTAGGTGTAGGCCGCGCGGATGTTCCCATCGACCACCTGCAGGGCAAAAATCTCGTCTTCGCCCTGATAGCCGACCTCATTGGCAAGCCGGATTGTGGCGCCATCGACCGCGTACAGCCCGTCAATCCCGAGGCGCTTGTCCTTTTTGTACTCGGTCTCGATGGGGGCGCTGTCCATCACGAGGCTGTCGCGGACCAGCTTCGACATCAGGCCGGAGAAGTTGTCCCGCTTGAGGCGCGCGCGCTGGCGCGGGTTTTTCTCCCAGCCGCTGTGCGTGAAGAAGTCCTGCAGGAGCGCCACGGACTGCTGCTCGTCGTTGCCAAGCTTGGCATTCGGGTCTTTGAGCCGGATTTGAAACCCGGGGCCTTTGCCGCCATCAGGGACGCGACAGAAGCGCTTGACCTGCCGGATGCGCGTGAGGATCACCGAACTGAGTACCGGCGTCTGATCGACCATGCCGCGCAGCATGTCGAAATTCATACTGCTCCAGCGCTCCCGCCACTCGCCCATCGCGTTACCGTAGGTGTCGTTCAGCCAGACCGACTGCATGCCGGGCTGCTTTGTGGCGATGGCGTGCGACGGGAACGGAATGATGTTTGGCTTGGCAAGAGACTTCGAGAATTCCTGCTCCTCCTGCTGGCGCTGGATGAACTCCACCAGCGGCAGCATGTCAGTGACCGACGAGGGCATGACTGACTTCTGCGCCTCACTCAAGGCGCTGCGGCGCTCGTCCGCAGGAGCAGCAGGATTGTGGGCTGTGGAAAGTGCTTGATCGGCCATTGCAACAGTGTGCCGTCACGACAGAATTATTATTTGAAGTAGATCACATCAATAAAATTTTTGCGGTAGAATAAAGCCATTGCAACAAAGGAATTTTATGGAAAACAACGAGTACGACGCCCAAGACAAAATGGTCATGATTGCCTGCGCATTGATCTTCTTGTCGATGATCGCCATGGTTGCTTGCGGATGGATCGAACTATGAACGAGCCGATCAAAGCAGGCGACGACTGCCTTGTGGTGGGCGGGTTGGGTCGAAGCAAGAGCCCCAACATCGGGAAACGGGTGAAAGTAGCATCCGCTCAAGGCGAACACAGCCGATACGGAAGGGTGTGGCGCTGCACAGGAGAAGGCGTGTGCCAGCTTGGCGACGCAGGAAACTACGTGGTGACAGGCTGGGCGGACTTCCCTGTCTCTTGGCTGCAGAAGATCGACCCGCTGGCACCCAAACAATCCACCACCACCGACAAGGAGGTCACAGCATGAGCAAGACTAGCTACACCCGATTTCAGCTTATCCGCTACACGGTCGCCGACCTGATCGCAGACATTCGCGCAAGCGAAGGAGCGTACCGGGAGTCATGCCGACGCAACGTGGCAACCCTGTTCAAGGCGCGGCACACCACCCGCCTCGATGAGTTTGGCTGGCCGGTCATCCTCAAGACCGCGCCTCAGTAACAATTTTCAGTGCAACAAACCGTTATCAACCAAGGAAATATATGGACCTCATCAATTCGGCATCAGTCTTCAAAGCCACAATCCCAAGCGTAGAACTGCTGAAAACCCACCTCGCAGAAAAGCCATTCGTTGACCCGATGCCGAGCGAAGCATCATCAATCGGCTTTGTGCCGCGCGAGTCCGGCGAACTGGTCACCGAATTCTCGGGCGGCTTCGCATTTCAGGTCCGCATCGACGAGAAGATTGTCCCGCCCAGCGTGGTCAAAGCGGAGGTCGAAAAGGCGGTCAAAAAGATCGCCCAGAACGAAGGCCGCAAAGTTGGCCGCAAGGAGCGCAAAGACATCACCGAAGGCGTCGTCATGTCGCTGCGCGCGGTGGCGTTGGTCAAGACCGCTGTGATCGCCTGCTACTACAGCACCAAGGACGAATACCTGATCATCCCGACCACCAAGCAGCGATTCTGCGACGTCATCACAAGCATCCTGATTGAAGCGGTGGGCAGCATCAAAACTCAAACCATTCACGTCAGCAACGTGAAGCAAGGGCTCACCACCCGGCTGCAGGAATGGCTGGCATCCGAAGGCGAGTCGGAGGCCTTCGGCGATTTCCACCCGCATGGCGACGTGTCCCTGACCGACGGGTCACAGAAGCTGACCGCAAAGATGGTGTCACTCCAGACCGCAAACGACGGCCTGCAGGAGGCCATCAAGAAAGACTTCCGAGTCACGTCAATTGGCCTGCAGGATGGAGACTTGACGTTCCGCCTGACGCACGACTTCAAGTTCCGAAGCATTCACAACGTCTTCCAAGATGACGAAATGGAACACGAAGACCTCTGGGCTCACTATGCGTCGGTTGAGGTTCTGATCATTTCGGCAGCACTGAACAAGTTGTGCGACATGTTCGGCTACAAGCCGCCGGTCGACGACGAGTCCAAAGAGGGAGACGAATAATGCGATCCACGCGATCATCCATCGCAAGCTTGCTTGCCATGGCAAGCATTGCAACAGCAGGCGCGGCGATTGCTTCCGCCTCAGCCTTGGGGCGTCGAAGCCTTCGAAGCCCGACAGTTCAACGCGCAAAAGTCAGCAATAACGCTGAAATTCGCGAGTGGAACAACGCGGTCAATCAGCGCAAAGCGCAGAAGCTGCTCCGGAAGAATCGCTAAGTTCCGACGCCAACCCAAAGCTCGCAGCCCTGATCTTGGGCTTTGACCCTCATGAAATTGCGCTCCGTGCAAACCGAGCGCATTTCCTCGTAGGCCGTGCAATTTGCGCATTTGTCGCCAGCCGGGGCCTCTTCCATGATGGCATGCGCCAAAGCAGGCTGGTACCGCTCCAGAACGGCCTGTACCGACGTTTCCTTGGGCTTGTCGGGCTCAGGCAGGATAAACGTCGAAGTGCCGTAGGCGCGCGCCCACGCGACGTCACAGAGCATATTGGCGTAGCTGGAGTGCGGGTCGATGCCGACCTTCACGACCTTGCGCCGAAACTTCTTCTCTTCGTCGTCTTTGACCGCCACCAGCGCCGTGCGCGTGTAGTGGAAAAAGGCCATTTCCTTGCACACCGGTGACATGCGCCGGGCGCCCTTTTCGATCACCTCCTGCACAAGCCCCATGGGGTCAGGGAACAGGCAGAGCCGCTTCTGGAACCGGCCCATGGAAACCTGCATGCATTTGTACTGGTCCAGCGTCACCGTGAACCGGTCGCGCAGTTCCTCGTCGGTGCGGCGCTCGCTGGAATCCAGCTTCATGACATCGCCCCAGCGCAGCATCTCGTCCTTGATATCCGCGTACCCCGCGAGAAACACCTTCCCGTCGTGGCGCCGAGCGAAGGACTTGGCGCTGTCGTAGTTTGGCAGCGTTTCCACCACGCAGCACTGCACCCCATAAGCGGCCATCAACTCGTCGCACCGGTCCCACGGGCTGGCGTCGGGCTCCTCTTTGGTCGGCGCCCGGTAGATGTACTCCATGTGGATCACCGCCTGCCGACCGTCGGGCATCCGCTCTTTGATAATTGCGACGATGAACGAGCCCATCTGGTCCAGACCCATGAACGTGTTGCGCCCGTTGCGTTTCCACTGCAGGCCAGCAGCCATGCCGTCGGCGGCGCACTGCGCCATGATTTCGAGGCTGATCGGCACCTGCGACGGGTCGGTGTAGGGCTTGCCCAGCTTCCGATTGAAGAAGTTCTTCATGTCGTCCGCCGAGTGATAGGCCTCGATGATG